TTCTGTAGGAAAGTCCCACTTATGCCATGCAGCCACAGTTCTGTCATCACCTTTCCAGATATACTCATATACAAAGATAGAGCTAGTATTACCAGTACTTAACATAATACCCATGTTGTTAGGTTGACTACCTGAAATAGTATCAATACTACCTTTGAAGTATGTAGGTAGATGGTCAGTTAAGTTCTGAGGTGAGTAGTTACTAGAAGAGTAGCTAGAAGGTACAAACTCCCCGAAACCTGATTGATTAGATGTCAATAGAGTTGAGTATAGTAATGACTTACCTACTTGAGTAGGTGAGGTTACTGTGTCTACTGATACCTTAGACATTACCGATACAATACAGTTAGTCGGTGATATAGGAGCAGTACCTGGTGTAATGATAGCCTGATGTGTACTCGCGAATATCAACAAGTCTTTATTATAAGGTACAGCATACTCAAAGTTAGCTGAGGTTAAACCACCGCTACCAGTTTCAATAGGGTCATTCTGTAACACATCCGTGGTTGTAGAGCGCATGAATCGTTGAGGCTCACCAGAACCACTTAGATTGATAAACGTATGGGCTAGGATGCCTAACCTTCCCTGATAAGAGAAGATACCAGTCATAGCTGTTTCCCCAGTCATAAACCTAGGGTAAGGGTTGTTTGTATCGTTACCTGCTACCCTACCCTCAAAGGTTATCTGAAAGGCTGAAATAGCATTGTTTTCGATTACCACACGTAATGGTGCATTATTGATAGTAGCTGCTGAATCATAACTAGAAGTTTCTTTCCATAAATTACGTTCATAGTCCCAACGGAAATAGCTATAAGCTTGCTCAGATAAACCTACAGCACAAACAGCACCGTTAGCGTTAGCTGGTAATGTAGCAGGTAAATCACTTAACTGGTTAACCTGCATTGTGTTACTGCAGATAATATATTGTTGTCCTGAATCAGAGGTAATCTTTAAAGGTAAATTAGTGGGTGTACGATAGTATACATACGCCCCTGAAACATTTAAAATTGTAGTTGTGGGGTCAAAGTTGGGGTGTGTTTGTATAAGGAGAGCTAATTGGAATGCAATACCCTCTGGTGTAGCTGCGGATACTTCCTCTGGGGTAGTACCTGCAGGAGTAGTATATTCAAATACAGCATCACCTAACGAACTAATCTTAACTGTATACTTCTTACTAAAAGCCCCTGTGCGGATATAAAAGAACCCCGTTGTATCAGGGTCTTGTTTAGTAGGGTCAGGACTACCTAAGGTACATTGGTGCATAGGATTGAGTACATAGATGTCCCCTGCATGGGTAGTGGTACGTAATGTACGTACACCACCTGGAGCTACTAGATAGTTACTCTGTGTTTCAGATACTAAATTATAATCTTTATCATATAGTAGTAAAGCACCTGTAGCTGAGTTTAGTACTACTGTATAGAAAGTACCTCCAGCTTCTACATAGAAAGTCTTAACGTGTAATCGAGAAGCTACTCTACCCTCTGCGTGTGTTCTATAGCGAGTACCAGGTCTACGTCTTAAACCTGTTACAACATCACTGAGCATATTAGTTTGTACAGCCAACTGCCCACTTACCCTAGCCATTGGTGTCTGCTCTGAAACACCTCCTAGGATACTTTCTAAACTTCCATCAGCTACGGACATACTTACTCCTTAGGTATTTAAACTGTATAGATATTGAGCCAAAGCCTTACCATTCATAGTTAGCTTAGCTTTGCGTAGGTGTTCCTGTGTTAATAGGACTTGTTGTGTATCAGCTTGTGCTGTTAAAGCCTGTGTAGTACTATCCACTCCAAAGTCTTTCATGTAGCACTCAGTAGCTGCTCTGTACATAACTAGACGAGCCGCATACGTTGGCATCTCTTCTACTTGTAAATTCTCTACTAATCGACCACGGTATTTCTTATTAGCTGGATGGATAAAGGTACGGTTATCTAAATCGTACATAAGCTTACCCCGTGGCTCAATACGTGTACAGTCAGTAGGGTAGTAAGCAGCTAAGTTAATTGGTGTACGTAATTCACCCTCAGCGTCTGCTTGTAGTTCTACAATAGTAGTATTAAACCACCAACCTTCTGCAAGGATATTAACTCGCTGGTCTTCAATATTGCGTACAATAAGGTTTACTGTTGGATTACTTGTATCTATACTTGTTACTGGAGCTTCACCCAAGTGGGGAAGGATATTGTTTACCATTTCTAAAAGCTGCATTCTTAGTACCTCTAAAAGTTAAATTAAAATTAAAGGTACTAAAAAAGTACCTTACTGTTACATAGCTATTGCAATAAGTGGCGCACACGCGGATAGAATTAAATCACCTGTTACTGAAGATACACCATATCGTACACAGTGTATTACATCACCAGGTACAAACGGAAAATCAGCGTAGGGTGGAGAGTATAGGCTACTCCCCGTTTCGACAAACACCCCATTTAAATACCAATGGTAGGGTTCATTACCACAAGCCTCGTTTGCATAAGCTAAACTTCCACCAGTTACATTGGAATCTAACGCAGCATCTACACCCACCACTTGGAATTGGTCGGCACTGCGTTGTTTAATAACCCACTCAGTATTGGTAATATAGACTTCTACTAAATCCTCACCACCACCGCCATAAATACCACCTGCTTGTGGAGCGCCTAATCGATTAGCTTGTACCCTAACGTCATCTGCCCCACCATAAGTTCCTAATAAAGCCATTATATCTCCTTAAGCTTGTAGGGTAAAATCCACTGAAGTCAGTGTTAACACGCCGTCATCACCATTTGCCAACCATACTTGCCATCCGTCTGTGACGTATTTATCTGTAGCACCTTTATACCAAGTAATAAAGTTTACAGAGTTGTTAGCTGCATTTGAACCTGACTTCTTAACCAAGTTCTGACTATCGATAACACCAGCAGCTGTCTGGGTAGTTTCAGGTCTACGTAACAAAATCTCAAAGAAGCGGTCAGTGCCTGTACTACCTGACATAGTACCAGTTACACGTACACGGATAGTTAACTGTTTATGTACGTCACCTTTAGATGCCATCTTGATAGTGCCAGCAGCAATAGATGTACCGACATCATCCACACCTTTAGTTACTAGTGTACATAAGTTTAAAGTAGTATTACTGTTAACAGCCTGAGAACCAGTCCAAGAGTATAATGTACGGCCTTGTACTGCATCTAGACCATTAGTACCATCAGCGCCAGTCTCACCAGGAATACCAGGCTCACCAGGGTCTCCTTTAGCTCCATTAAATCCTGCTGGAATGTTAAAGTTGAATACCGCATCAGTATCTGTACCGCTATTGGTTACTGAAGCTGGAGTGCCTGGGGCTACTGTGGTAGTCTGGCCTACATTAACTGTTACAGTAGCGTCACCAGAAGAGCCTCCACCTACTAAAGCTCCAGCTTGATTAGCAGTAATACGTGCCTGTGCTAGACGAACATCGTCTTCACCACCATAAGTACCAATTAAGCTCATGCTGTCACCTTACGGGTAGTCCGAGTAGAGGCGGTACGTACTACAGGGTCAGCTACAGGTAATGCTGGGATTTGTTTACCGTCTGTATAGGTATTAAATCCAGTAGAGCCTCCAATATCGTTAGGGTAGAAGTGGACAACTTTAGCATAGATAACACAAGGTCTAACCAAATCTGGGAAGTCCTTAGTAGAGATAGCCGTAGGCTCACCTACTGGAATAACCACCAATTGCGTATTGTTGGTATTATCTGTACCTACTACAGATGTAAACCATGTTACACGTACTTCAGAGATACCCCTGTCAGTTTTCACTACACCTACTGAACTAACATCTAAGATAAACTCCCCAGCTACAGTATCAGCTGTGATAGTGATAGTAGGGATTTCTGTTAATACAGGTTTTGGATAAGTAGTTTTACCACCACCCTCTGGAATTAAAGCTCCAGCTTGTTCTGCTAGGATACGGTTTTGTAGGATGCGTACATCGTCAGCACCTCCATATGTTCCTAATAATGCCATATTTTAATCCTCCAAAAAATAGGGAGACCATCGTTAAATAGTCTCCCTAAGGTATTATGGTGTTACAGGTGGTGTTACAGGTGCTTCAGCTGTAATAGATACTACAGCACAAGTGTCAGGACGGCGACTAGCAATGGTGTACATAGCAGTACAATCCAATACATTTTTCATCTCTTTTTTATCATCCCAGAATTTAGTCTTGAAGCCCATTGCTTCTACAGTTACTAAAGTCTTAGATTTAGAGAAGGTTACCATTTGACAAGCTGCATCTTCAGCAGTTGTTGCAAAGTTCGCACCTAGTGCAGGGGTAGCATCAACACCTGGGAATGCAGTAGATTCAACGATAGTTACACCGTTCATTTTAGTAACACGGCGGTCACCATAAGAACCATTACCACCACCTGAGATGTCTAAACTCAACAATTTAGGATGTTCAATCAATGCAGAGAATACGTCTACACTTACCAAGGTAATCATATCACCCAAAGGTACTTTACGTTTAATCAGTTCATTAACACCTGCTTTATGGGCAGCGTGTAATGCTACAGCAGCAGCTTCAGCTTCAGCTTGAGTAGTAGCAGCTAAGTTAGCAATAGCACCAATCTCAATACCGTCAGAGAAGGAAGGTTTCAAGTGAGCTGGTGCAACCCAATCACGAGCTTTAATCAATTGTGTCAAGTGAGCAGTATCAAATGTTTCAGCAAATTCTGAACCATTGTTAGCAGCCATTTCATTCCATACGTCAGGTGACGTGATGTCATCCATGTAATCGATAGGATTACGGATGTACAACATGGTGTCCACAGTAACGAGCATTTTATCGCTAGTTACGTTAGTAGCATCAATACTCTCTAAGGCTTTACGACCTTTAACAGTGGTGTTGTTCAAACGGTCAATACGGATAGTATTAGACTGATTGGCTACACTGCGTTGAGTAGACAAAGAACCAAAGATTTGATTATATTTAAAAGCGGTATCTACACCACCTTCGTACAATTCAATGTGTTGGTCAATATCAGAAGATGCACCACCCCAATGAGGACGGGTTGTAGGGTTTAAATCATAAGTTGAAGTAGCCATTATAGCCTTTCATAAAAAAGAAACGAAAAACCCCCATAAGCGAAAGCCTATGGGGGTGTTATATATTTACTACGGTACTACCTTACAACCCGATTTGACGGCCATAAGTTCTGCGAGACGTTAGTTCTTTGTAGGCAGTAGCTAATGCTCCTTTACCTTCTAACGACTGGTTAGGGTACTTTTCACGTAACCCTTGTAACTCTTGATTAAACTGTTCTTTAGTGATACCACCACCTGTAGTAGCTGGTGTACCACTAGCACCACCTGATTGAAGTGGTAAACGACCACCTGTAAGGTTACGTGCTTCATGACCAGTTAATCCTGTATTGCCTGCCATAGCTTGGACGTATTGTAGAATCGCGGCTGCTCCCTCTGAAGGATTTGCATCCAAGGCGCTACGCATAGCTGTCTGTAGAGCAGCTGGGGCAATAGCTTTAAATTGGGTAGCCACAGCCTGCCAATTAGCTTCACCACCAACCACTGCATAAGCAGCTTGTTTACCGCGTTCTACGTTAGCGATACGTTCAGTAATCATTGCTTTGGATAAAGCTTCAATCTGTACAGCATCAGCTCCAAACTTCTCAATTAGGAATGCTTTATCGATTAAATCAATATCCCCATACTGTACAGCTTTAGCAGTAGCTCTATCGAAGTCAGCTTGTGTAATACCAGCTTTAGCTTGGATAGCAGCTAGACCTGCATCTAATGTAGCATTACCTGTTTGGGTAAGTGGTGCTACTGTAGATACGTTAACTTTACTAGGCGCTGGCGTAGTCGGAGCAGCAACCTTATCATTAGACGTGCCGCTGGGCAAACTATCGGCGAGAATACCTTCTGCAATATCGTCTGCTTCGTCATGTTCCACCTGTGTGTTATCTTGGTTCTCAATATCGGACATTTGTTTCCTTTACATAGCTTGTTGTAGTGCGGTTAAACTATCACCTAAACCAGCGCCACCAGCTTGAGCAGCTGCATTACCTGCATCCATCTTATTCTGTAATTCCTCATCGTCTAGTAAGACACTGTCTAAGGGTACATTGTGGGCAAGTAATACTGTATTGATAACACTGTCTGTATCAAAGCGTGGTGATATTTGCATCATTGCTGGAATGATAGCAGCTAGCTCTTGGATAGCAGTTAATAAGTTTTGTACATCAGAGGAACGACCTAAGGCAGCTACACCCGTCAATACATCAATTCCTAATTGACCCTTTAGTATACCTTCTACTACAACTGGGTCAACATCATGAGAAAGTAGGACGGATAAGGGTAGATGCAGGCCAGCGGATAATTGAGAATATACTCCACC